TATCGGGCGACCCCAGCTTTAGTCATCCCTGCTCCAGACTTTGTAGATCTGAAATACTTTTTAGTTTTAGGTGGTTGATTGTCTCTTTTTCTCATCAAGATTTTTTCTTTTTAACGAAGGTTGGAACGTTAGTCGGTTTGCCCCCTGGATTCCCCGCAGCTCTCTTTCGTTTGACAGCACTCGCCTTTTGCGACTTTGTCATCCGTGTGGCTTTTGCAAGTGGCACGCATTTTGGATATTTTCTCTTTGAGCCTTTTGACCTCCCGCATGGTTGATACTTTCCATTCTTCTTCGGAGCTCCAATATCGACCCATTTTTGTGCTACCCATTCTCGTAGTCCTCCTTTTGAGTAGTAGGCTCTCATTATCTTTTATTTGGTCTTCTAGCCTTACCAAAACCTTTTATTTGTGCACAGGCTTTTCCACCTGATCCATAATTTACTCTGCCACCTTTAGCCTTCATTACTTTAAATGAAGGATCTCTTATAACTTCAATTTGTTTTTCTAAATTTTCTTTAGCCATGCCTTCATACTTACTCCCAGGTCTATCAGCAAAATATGTTTTTGCATTTCTTGGACTTCTAAATTTTTCAAACGCTCTTTCAGTTCTCATTGGAGATGTTTGTGCAGAGCCTTCTCCTCTAGCTGATTCTTGTAAAGCTTTAAATTTTGCTTTCTTTTTTTCTATTAAATTAGTTTTTTTTGTAGACTCTTCCATTCTTTTTTTTCTTGTTCTATCTTGTTCTGCCATTCTTTCATTAGCCATTATAACACTCCTTTGTAGTAATTATCCATTGTCATCAATCCACCTGTAGCAGCTTTTTTTCTATTTTTCTTTTTGCCACCTGGTGTTACTTTACCTGAACATACTGCTGACGCATACATGTTAGCATATGCAGACGGGTAAACTTTAAATTTTCTTTTAGCTGCTGCTTTACCTCTTGGACATAATTTAGCCATTATGATTTCCTTACCATTTTATCCATAGGTGTCTTAGCCATTTTTCTTTTCATTTTTTTCTTCTTTTTCTTTTTTCCAATGACTCCTCTACCCATTAAAACATCTGCTTTAGTTATTTTACCATCTTTGTTTAAATCTGGAAATGAACCTTTTTTATAATATTGTCTCATTATTTTTTACCTTTTTTCATTTTCTTTTTCTTAGCAAGATATGCTTTTAGGCCAGCGTTCATTTTACCACCTTTTTTAGCTTCTACTCTCGCGTAATCTGTTTTTACTCTATCTCTTGTTTTCATTTTAGATGCATCTGATGCACCTGATTTTTTACCTATTGCCATTATTTTTTTCCTCCGTTTTTAAAAATTTGTGTTCCCTTTATACCATATATACTCGCGACGACAAGTATCCACAAATTTGTGAACCATGACGGCAGCTGCTGGAACTGTTCAAAGAACATTTTTATCTTTTCTGCTGCTCCAGGATCGTTGCTGAAGACCCCCCAGGCGATCACTAATATCGGCGCCGTTAATACAAGCAACACGAACTCGTCTTTCCAGTCCGATTGTCTAGCTTCTAATAATTTGCCTTGATATTCGCTCTCTCCACGGGCCATTTTAGACGCATGCATGTGTTGTGCGTCCGCCATTGCCATTTTTGTCTCTTGTTTCTTCTTATAAATGTGCGTTGCCGCGTTTAATCCAAGTTTTAATGCTGAAAACCACATAAATTAATTTCCTTTTCTAATAATACTAATATCTGGCATCATTTGATCAGAGTTAGGAAGAGTTTTTCCTAAAATTGTCTTCTCAATTGACGTATTAGCTCTTAGTTTAGCTAATTCTTCGTTTTGTTCAAGCTTTTCATCTTGATTTTGTTGATTCATCATGGCTCTCATCTTGTCAAGATCCATTCTTTGCTTGCCTTCTCTCTCTTTTCTTTGATTTTCCATTGCTCTTAGGTCTAATTCTCTAGATCTTAGCTTAGCAATCGGATCATTATCAAATTGTGAAGTAATTTTTTTCTCTTCTTGCATAAATTCTTCCATCATTTCTGCAATTAAAACTGCTTTTCTGCCTTCTATCTTCTGTTGTAGCTGTTGTGCTTGCATTTGAAGTTGCGGATTCTGTTGTGCCATCTGCATCATCTGTTGTAGTTGTGGTAATTCTTGTGCAAACTCTAATTCTATCTGTTCTTGAGCCATTAAACTAATGTGTTCAAAAATATTTTTCTCTAATGCAGCCATTACCATTGGATTATTTCTAGCCATGTTAGTTGCCATAAAATTTAAATGAGCTGTCATGTGTGCTCTATGGTCTTGACCAGGGAAAGCTTGAAATTGTGCACCACTCAAAGCTCTTATGTGTTCTAATGCAGGGTCCATTGGTGCTGGTTGTTGTGGTTTAACCAAAACTTGATCAATATTTTTTACACCTAAAGCTTCATACATATTTCTGTACGCTGCATACATATTGTGCATTTGTGGATTTGAAGTTGCCAGCTGCAGTTCTGTTTGAGCGAGTGAGATACGCTGTGTTTGAGAGAAAATGTTGGGGTCAGCAACTGGCAATATATCTACTCTATCATCAAAGTCTGTTTGTTTAATCATTCTTTGACCCCCAACTACATCGTATGGATATTCTTGTGGTAGATATAACTTGAATACTCTAGCTAATAATTGAAATTCATTTTTAAGAGCTGAGTAAATTCTTTTGTGTATAGCAGACATTGTTCTAGATCCTCTTTCAAGAAGAGCAACAGTTGTACCAACAGCCGCCTGTTGATTACCATCTCCGACCTGCATATCAGCAATCGATGCAAATCTTTGACCTGCTTGAACTACTACACCCATCAACGCTAATAAAGTTTGTGATGGTTCTTTGAAAGGTAACATCATAAATGAATCTCTTAAATTACCACCTGGTGCATCAACATCTCTGAACTCACCTGGTTGTATTGATTGAGCGTCATCTCTGATTCTGATGCCACGCATCTTGAAACCTGCTGGCAGATTAGATAACGTTCCCGCATCTAAGAGCTGTCTTAAAGCAGCGGTCGCTGTTCTAGACAGTCCACCTATCATGTGGATTAGACCGAACCCATAGAAACCTAAACCTGGAAGAAATTTAAAATGCACAAAATATTGTATTTTATTTTTCTTCGGATCACCTACTTCGTAATTTCTTCTAATAGATAATATTTCTCTTGATCCTTCTTCCAAAGTTACAATGTATGGAAGCTTAATTCCTGATGGTTCGTTAGTTTGTGGGTTGATATCTTCAAAACCTTCAATGTCTAAATTTACATGACACTCTAGTAAAGTAAATAAATCTTCGTTTTTAGTTTTAGTTACACCTTCTAATTCTCTTTCTTTTTTTTCAACTTCAGATTCTTTGTCTACAGGTTTTCCAATATCTACGTCTCTATAGAAACCTGCAACTTGTTGTTTAATTAAATCGTTTTCAGAAATTTTTACACGATGAATAATCGCTTCCGCATCGTCTAATGAGGTAGCCGTGTACGGAACGATTAAATCATCTGCAGGGACAAACTTAGATACAGCTCGTCCTTCCACCTCATCATAATAAACTTTTTTAAAAGTTGATCCTGATAAAGGTAAATGGAATAACATCGAATCAAATTCTGGTTCATATTCTTTCATCTGATCCATGATTTGGTAATTCATGAAATCTTTTACACGAGAAGCTTGTGAAACTTTTTCTGGACTTTGTATTCCTAAAATTTGTGTGCTTACTGGTCCTTCGGCTGGTAAGAGCTCCTTATAAGCCAGCGCCTGAAACTGCGTAACAGCCTCAGCCAAAACGGGATGTGTCGCCCCCGACGCACCTTGGAATGGTTCTGTTCTTTGATCATATTTAAATCCTAATAAATCCAACCCTTGGGTATATGTTTTTTCCCAATCTTTTCTGGACATAGAATAGTCCATGTACTTTTGATTTAAGTCAGAACCTAATGAACCTAAAACATCATCTGGTAAAAATTCTGCTAAGTTTGCATAATGGTCTTGTCCACCTTCTTGTGAACCTGCTTTCGGATCAAAATTAATATCTACTGAACCATCTTCATTTTCAACAGTTTCAATATCATCTGGTTTTTGTAATTCCGATTCTACTTCTTCTATAATAGTATCTTCTATCTGCTCTTCTCCAGGAAGAGTGATTTCTTTTCTAGGCTCGTTTGGTAGAGCCTTGTCTATTTCTGCCATTAATTTTCTCCGTTAATTTTACAGTTTTAACACTGTTATATTTTAAATTCAACCCTTGTGACTGCGGTCCTTTTTCTGGTGGTGGTCCACTCTTTTTACCCTTAATTGCCATCTTTAAACTTTTTTATTGTGTCTGAAAATTTAGAAGGAATGCTAGATAACATAGATTCAAGTCCTTCTCTTCTCTCGGTTGCTTTTTGCAACATTTCTTTTTCATCTCCATAGCTTGTCATTTCTCTTAAAGCTAAGGGTACATTGACGGCTTTTCCTATAAGAGGATCTTTTAATAAATAAGAACCTGCACTGGCTGCGGCGTCATACACAGGTGCACCAGACAACGTACTCATTAAAAAATCTGTAGGAGCTAATGCAATTGATCCACCAGGAAATTTACTGGTAAGTGGTCTAAACAAATCCATTTTACTTTTTATACTACTTGCAGTTCTTGTGGACATGTCTTTTATTTTTTGAAATCTGTCTTGATCAGTTTTTAAATCAATCCCTGTTTTTTCTAATAATTCTAAAAGAGTTCTATTAGCACCTTTTGGATTTTTACCTAACTGAGCTAGAATATCTGGACCAATAGATTTGTAATAAGACTTCACGGCTTTTTTCATAGCCCCAAATCTTTTTGCTCTTTGCTCTTCTGTGTCTTGAGGCAACGCACTGGCTCTTGCAAAATCTGCATCGTAAGTTTTTTTTAACTTTCCTTCAGCTTTGTTTTGATCACCGAAAGTTAAGTGCACCCTAAAAGGATTTCTATCAAAACCTAAAAAATGGTGCACATGAAATACACTATCTCTGCCTCCTGGTCTAAATCCATATAATTTATTTAACTCAGTAGTTAAACCCTGTTTAACTAAAAACGCTCTTTGATCGTATGTGTTTTGAAATAATTTTGCTTCGTTTGACCCTCTGTATTTTTTTACATCTTCAAACAAACTACTTCTTTTATATTCATTGCCATCTTTATCAACAAGAACAATTTTTTTCATATCCTCTGCACGATAAGTTTTACCTCCTTCAATAGGTTTTTTGAATCTAAAGAATGTATCTATATTTGCGTTATTTTTTTCATATGTTCTAGAAACTAAATCTTTCCAAGCCGTAGCTTCAGCATTTTTACGATCAAAAACAAATTTAGGTCCATCTTTTCTTTTGTCATAATTTCTTTGTCTTTGTGGTCCTAGAATTTTTTCATCATATAATTCAGGGTTTTCTTTTTTTAGTTTTTGATTTCTAATTGCTTGCCTGGTTGATTTTTTCTTCATAAAATCTGGATCTTTCTTTTTTTGTTCATACTCATATTTGTTTTTTAACTTGATTGGGTTGTCTTTTAACTTTTCATACTCTTCTGCCCCTATCACTTCTTTATATTTTTCTGGCGTCAAGGCTCTATCTGCTGAAGAACCTTTGTATATAAAATCTTTAGGTATTAATTCTTTTGCTTGAAGTTTTCTAAGTTGTCTATCTACGTTGTCCGTATTAAACTTATCAGCTTTTTTTGGTTTGTACTTTGTGTTCATGTAATCGGCAAATTCTTTGTTGTTCATGTCAGTCTTTGCAGTTCTTTCTCTGATAAAATCTTCGTTTGTCATTGTTGGTAGATCACTGCCATCATCAAATCCAATACGTCCACCTTCTGCTTTTCTATCTAGATAATCTCCTTCAAATAAAACGTCAGCCATAAACTCTTCAAGAGTTTTACCAGTTCCTTCTTCACCGCCTGCAGCTTCAAAAAGTTTTTTAACTAATATTGTTTTTTTAGTGCCACCATAATTAAAATCTTCTCTATCCTCAAAACCTTTTAAAGGTGGTAGAGTTTCTCCTGGATTTTCTTTTATAAACTCTTTTAACTCTTTTGATCTTTCTTGAATAAAACTAATTGCATCATCATAATCCATGACTCCTGACTCTTCGATCTTCATAAGATCTTTTTGAATAAGCTCGATCATCATAGATTTATCAAAACCACCTAATGCGCCTTTGATACGTCTATCCGTATTGTATTTAAATTGATCTTCTGTGAAAGGTTTTTTTGGAGGAACAATGTCCATGTTACCTCTAAATTATTGTAGTTAGTCCGCCTGCATTAACGCCCGCTCTTGCTTCAGCAAGAATCATTCTAATAAAATCTTTTAATGGCATTGGTTCTCTACCTTGTTCTCTCATGTCGTAAGCGTATTTTTCATACTCTCTTAATAGAAAAGGATCTATATCTCCACCAGCCATTTTAATTGATGGAGCTTTTCTTTTACCAGACATCTCATCCATCATTTCTTCTATTTGGATTATTTCATCTTCAGTTAAATCTTTTAAAGGTTTACCAAAATTATCTATTGCAAGATTTTGCATCATATCATTTCTTGTATCCATAGGATCTGGAGCTGATGCCATTTGTTTATTCTTAAGACTCCTGATGCCTGACTCCTGTCCAGGTTGAGGTGCTCCTAATTGTTTTAATAAATCTAAAAACTCTTCGTTAGGCATTTCTTCCAATTCTGGAATATCATCTTCGTCTGTACCTACTGCAAAACCTTTTCTCATAAAGCCTCCTCCTGCTTCTCCTTTTCTCATCATGTCAGCTTTGTCTGCTAATCTATCTAAATAATCTTCATAAGCTTTTTTATAGTAACTCATTTGTCTGCCAGGCGACAAATCATCGTACTCTACACCATCGTCGGCTGCCATGTCAATTGCTATTTCTATAATTTTAAACTTATCCATATTTTAATAATACACCTTTTGTTGCTTCTGTAAAGGTTCTTCCTGATAATCCTCAGGATGCTGTATTAATCCTCCCTGCCTAAATCTCATTACAGCTTGAGTCATGGAGTCTACTAAGTCGTCATGATCTCCATAAGGAAATGCTGCACATTCTTCAATTACGTCCTGTGCAAATTCCATTTCGGTGGGCGCCCATATTCTCCCTGATTCAAACAGCGGAGAAACACTGTTAACTCTTGTATGCTTATCATTTCCTTTGCTCGGTGTAAAGTTAATTACGGGTATACCCATTTTTCTTAATTCATAGGTTAAAGGTAGTCCTGATGCCTTACTCTCGACTATAACTGTCTCTGGTTTCCAATAACCATATTGTTCAAGAGCAATACGTCTTAACTCTGGAAACTCATATCTACCTTTTAATGCATCTATAAGCATGAGACAGGGACCACTATCTTCGTCTGGTGTAAACACGCCCCAAGTTGTAATAGCAGAGTAGTCGGCAGTTTCTTTTTTCATAAAAGCAGTATCATAAGATTGTATTACATGTTGCAATGGTGGTAATTCTTCTGACTCCCATTTTTGCCACCACTCACGTTTGATAAGTGCTCCTTCTTCTGAAGTAGGATTCTGCATATATTGTGCATTCCACTTTGAACCAGGAATCGAGGCTTTGACTGCTTGCAAATCTTTTAGGTTCCAATATTCTGGCCACAAAGGTTTGCCACTTGGAAGTATTGCAGGAAATTCAATCACCTCCCATTTATCTGCCTTTGGTTCTTTTTGTGCGTTAATTAATCTTCCTGTTAAATCTTTTTCATTCCAACGAGTCATAACAATTACAATTGTTCCACCAGGTTGCAGACGTTGACGTGGACCAGATGTATACCACTCGTAAGTTCTTTCAAGAGCTGCAGCATTCATTGCATCTTGTTCAGTATGTGGATCGTCAATAATTAATAGATCTGCACCTCTACCTGTAATTGCTGAACCAACACCAGCAGCATAATATTCACCGCCTTGTTCTGTCTCCCATTTACCTGCAGCCTGACTATCTTCTTTTAATCTTGTTTTAAATACTTGTTGATATTCTGGTGAGTCAATTAATTGTTTTGCTTTACGTCCAAACCTTACAGATAATTCTGTTGTGTTTGTAGATTGAATAATTTTTAATTTTGGATTTCTACCTACCATCCATGCAGGGAGTAAATAAGATGCAAACTCAGACTTGGTATGTCTAGGTGCCATATTAATTATTACACGTTTTACTTTTCCATTTGCAATATCATTAAATTTTTTTGCCACGCGTTTGTGATGGGACCCTTCTACAAAATCAGGCCAAACGTGTTTTACAAAAGCCATAAAATCGTCTTGGATCTGAGACTCCTTTTTCTTCTCTTGCCATTGGTTCATTAGCAAAGAAAACTGTCGTCTTACATCTGCAGGAAGTTTTTCAAAATTTTTTAATTTTTCTCTATCAATATCCATATGGTACCAAAAAGTATTTTACCCCTTTGAGTGTATAAAACTTACACTATATACGTATATGTCGGGACCCCTTTTGTTGTTTAGTATAAAACAAATTTAAAAATTTTCAAATTTTGGATTGGTCTTGGTACCTCTATTGCTGCCTGCGACATTTTGTCACATGTCATATCAAACCTTGTGCTTTCCGTGCACGTACTGGCACAAGGCCAAACCCTGGAACGCTAGCAGAGGAGGCCAGAAGCCCTGTCCACATCGTAGCTAACATTAGTGATTTTAGCGCGTGGCGTTTTTGAATATAATGCTCTGAGTTTTCTCATAGTTGTAAATCCTTTTGCGAGGAGGTGCGACATTTTGTCGCACCCCTTAATGGTGTTAGTCTAATAACACCATATAAGCTTTTGCATTATTTTTTCTAAACCAATCTAAGTCCCTTCTAACATTATCCCATAGTTTAGATGCACCATAGCCTAGCTTTTTATCTTCTAACGTTGCGCCAAGTTCATTAATAAAAATGGCGTCATGTCTGTTAGCCTCTTCTTGTGTTAACATAATAGACTCACCATTGAATCTATTACTTCTTTTTATGTTACGTTCTTCTTTCATAATTTCCCTCGCTTTCATGGTCCTATTATAGCACAATCAAGATGCAATAGCCATTGTCAACATTGTCGCACCATGTTTAATATAACCTTTTAAATATTTCATGCATTCTGTTTTATTTAATAAATATCCATCCAATGTAGATTTCATTAACGGACATTTTTCATCATGTTTAAAACCTGTAACTGCGTGTACTATTTCATGAAATACAATATTTCTTAATGCGTCCTGGCTCATGTCAACTGCTCTTTTTGTAATCCAAATTTTATTATCTTTTAATTTTGCTACACCTAAAACATTATGATTTCTAGCCTCACCGATTCTAACTTCTATTCTAGGTAAATCTTTAATTTCTTTTTTTGCCTCGTAAATTAATTCAATAACTTGTCTTCTTAATTTGTATACTGCGTCGTTCATCTTAAAGTTTTTTATTTGTTTTGTTTTCATATTTTTCCTCGCTTTCATGATCCTATTATAGCACAATGGCGCTTAAAGCGCCATTGTCAATATTGTCGCAGTTACGCTAATCTCATATCTAGATTTTCGTAGTAACCTTTTTTAACTAAGTACTTATATAAATTCTTGCAAGTCTTAGGTGCTTTGTCGTCGTTGATAAAAGCTAGTACAGCTTTTGCAAATGATGTGTATCCTGTAACTCTTGGATTAGTCATTAGCATTCCTGTTTCAGCTTGTCTTCTTAGCGCGTTTAACAACATAACTTGTTGAAATGTAAAACCGCTGTTCATCATTGTATCTGCTAGTTTCATATTTTTCCTTTCGTTCATATGCGCTTATTATATCAGAACAAAAACATAATCACATTGTTAACTTTGTCGCACCTCTTTTTTATCTATCACAGTTCTTGTATAACTATGATTACCATAACCATAATTATAAGTTTGAGTTATTTTCTTTGGGTCTTCGATTTCTGTTTCAAGTGGTTCGTTCCTAGGTGCAATAGCTATAATTTGATCTATGTATTTAGACGCAAAGTTATCATAACAAGTATTGCTACAAAAAAATCTAAAGTAATGATCTTTGTTCCAATTCGCAATTGGAATTTTTCTTGTTCTTAAAACTTTATGACCTTTAACACCTCTTACTCTATCAGTCGTAACTTTTTCATGACATTCTGGTCCATGACACCAATTAAATGTTTTCATCTGTTTTCCTTTCTATTAAAATATCTTCTAGTGAAGATATAAGATATCTTAAATTTGCATTGTCTAATACCTTAGCACTAGTTAGTGCTAAGGTATAATTATCGTCTTGATGTTTTTTTATTTTATTTTTTAATTGAACTTCATCAATCCCATGTTTAGTTTGATCTACCATTTACCCTCTATCAATCCAATAAGAGCCAACAGCTGTTCTGTACTCGTTTTTATCTAAGTCAAAATAAGTAATGCAAGGTTTCATTGCTTTTGAAAACCAATATCTGCATTTCTCGTCCCACTTTGCATTTCTTTCAATAAACTTACTATGCTTTTTTGCGTAGTAGTGTATTTTAAATGTTTCGTTGTTTACCATATTTCCTCGCTTTCTTAATTGTTAATATGGTGCCATTATAACACGAATGGCACCATAAGTAAATTTACATTATTGTCGCACTTTGCTTTTGCTTAAATAATGCAATTTTTTCCTCTCTAGTCATTTCAACCTTATCTTCCAAAAGACTTGCCAAATTTTCTGGACTATAAACAGATAAAGCCATACTGCTACTCTCATTTAAAACACTTTCGTTAAGTGCAATTCCGAGTTTATCTGCCAAAGATTTAGCCTGATCGAAATATCTGTAAGATTTTAAACCCAATCTTAATTTTTGCATTTTCTTATCAACATAATCAAAAATATTTTCATGACATTGGATAAGATTTTCTATTGCTACATTAAACTGATTTAAAACTTTGTAGGTATCTTCATCAACTTTAAATTGTCTAGTATGACAATAAGAAGTACCAATAACCCAAAGTCTAAAATCATTTTCCCATTCAGCATTTGGTTTGATTACAGATTTATCTTCGTTAGATGAATTTCTATAACCTAACCACTTATCACATTGTTCTTCATGTTCATAGTATCTAGGATTTCTTTTTTCATCTTTCCATTGATATTTAAAATCTGGATTATAACCTTTTTCTTTTAACTCATTTCTATAATAAGCATATCCAAATTTATTTGATTTGCCACCGTCTAAACCAAAATCAATATTACAAGTGTCATAATCATTTGTTATATTTCCCTCATGATCTACTTTTTGATAATCATGTTGAAATCTAAAACAATTATCATGATATAATTGTCCACCACTATTGCCATATTTTTTAGTCATGCCTCTAATAGTTTCAACATCTTCTTCTGGTTGATATTTTCTTACAATAGTTTCGACAAGAGTTTTCATCTGTTCTCTTATATTATTGTAATGTTTTTTTGCCTCGTCATATTTTTTCATGACAGGACTATCTTCTCTTTCCCAATGGTTTTGAAAAACATCTGCAATAGTTTTTCTTTTATCAGAATTAAGAGTGATACGTTTTTGTTTTTGCATATTTACCTTTCTGTTTATTTATTTATTATACAATATGATTGTGGCGAAATTAAGTCGCCACAACCTTTTGAAAAACAATTAACCAAATAAAGTTTTTTGTTTTTCACTTTTTTCCTCAACAACTACCTCAGGGAAACTAACAATTTTTAAAGTTTCATTTTCTTTTTTTAAAACTTTGAACGCTAAAATTTTGTGCATAGCGTCTTGGTAGTCTTCCGTTGAGTACACCACAGTAAATGTAGGTGATAGTGTGTCATAACTATATTTTTTAATTATGAGATACATTTTTTCTTTCGTCCTTTCCTGTACCGATTTATTCCATAAAAGAAATGAAACTGTTCTGGTACAATAAAATCAGCATCATCAATCAAACTTTCACTATCCCAAATTTCTTTTGAGAGGTTGAAAGTTATCATAGGGATATTACATACTGAATATCCGTAGTCTTTTTTATTTTCTTTCATGCAAACATTGTACAAAATAATTATGGCAACAATAAGGCAAAGTAAAAAATATTTTTTGGACAGATTGTCGCACCTAAAATATAAATGGATATATTATTCCCGACCAGCCCACCCCTATTATATCACAGAAAAAAAGAATCGTACATTCATAAAATTGTCGCACCCTGCGACAATCTTGACCAGGCGTCTGACAAACTTTTGCCACAATTTATTTGTATTATTATAATATGATTTTTTCAGTGATTAGGTCATGAGAAAATAGTAGACTTGAATAGTACCCTAAGAATCTATTCAAGTCGCCTGGATCAGCATCTACTTGTTTAGATGGTGCTGATCCCTGGTCCATTTTGACAATGGAGGTGAAGTAGAAATACGACGCACCGAGCTCTTGAAGATGGACCTGGGATCAGTGGCAAGGCGCACGCGTGTGCCCCTGCTGATCCCTGGTTCTGTGTCGAATTAAATTCAGCTAGCAGGACCTGGGATCAGTGTTATGCCTACGGCTGGCAGCCTGACTGATCATTGAGCAGCGGTTGACTGCTTCGAGGAGCGCGCATCCATCAACCATTTGAAAGTTATGAAAAAAAGTACAAAGAACACAGCAAAATTTAGCAAGCTTCTGGAAATTATTTCTAGATCTAAAATTAAATTGATGGAGGGTCAAGCCATAGATCTTAAGACAGTCACAAGCATTGAAGAGAAGGCTGAATATTTATTTGACCAATATAAAAATTATAGACCGCCAGCAAATAAACAGCTGGCTTATCTTAGATACAAACAATTTATTGAAGGTAAGAAATGAAGCAGCAAGCAACAAGCCACAAGCTGCGACATTTTGTCGCAGGACATTTTTGTCAATTGACAGAGTCTCAAGCTTCAAGCAACAAGCTGCGACAATTGTGCAAATATAAAAATTAAAAAATCCATGTTAAAATATTATTTTACGAAAGGAAAAAATGAAAACAAAAGAAGCATTAGAAATAGTAGGCGGTCTAAGTAAACCGTCAAAGATGCCTGGCTGGGCTTATGGCCTGCCAGCAAAAGAATGCAAAACGGGTTCGAAGCTTAGACACGTGGAAGGTTCAACCTGCTATGACTGTTATGCATTGAAGGGCTGCTATGTATTTAAAGTTGTCCAGGATGCACAATACAGAAGACTGGAAGCAACAAAGAGCCCGAGCTGGGTTGATGCAATGGTCCATTTAATAAATTCAAAAAAAGAAAAATTTTTTAGATGGCACGATAGCGGCGATGTTCAGGACTTAGCTCACTTAATGAAAATCTATGAAGTATGCGAGCTTACCCCTGGCGTCAAGCACTGGATGCCGACGCGGGAGGCGTGGGTAAAAAATTATTTAGAAGACAGACCAGCCAACCTGGTGATCAGGTTCAGCATGCCAATGGTAAACCAGGCAGCGGCCAACAGCTGGAACAATTGTTCAACCGTGGTGACTGACCCGAGCGCCGCAACATGTCCAGCCCCTAAGCAAGAAAATGAATGTAGAGACTGCAGGGCCTGTTGGGATGGAGGTATTCATAACATTGCATATTTAGGTCATTAATGATTTGGTATCACCCGAAGTACTACAAAGAACTTGAAAAAATTAGAAAAGAACTTGAAGCAAAGCTCAAGCGTCAAGCAGCAAGCAACAAGCAGGAAGGAGCAAGCAATGAAGAAGAGGAACAAGCTGGACAAGCCGAAGCCCGTGATCCTAAGGATCCATGAAGAATGGGCTTATGCCAATGGATACCAGGCACAAGCACCAAGGCACAAGCTGCGACAAAATGTCGCGCGGTATAATGCCACTGATTATAAAGCGTCAAGCAACAAGCAACAAGCGTCGTAACCTACGGCGCAAGGTGCTGGTCCCCATGGTTCAGGCGTCAAGCCACAAGCAGCAAGCTCCCTGATTTTTTTTCCCTCATAAAGTTTTGGAAGCTTGCAAGAGGCATCATAAACTAGGATAAAAGTATTCTCAGGATGTTTCACATGAAACGCAATTTGATGTGGAGAAAAAGATACGTTGTTAGTTTTTGTATACTTAAGTTCTACTGTGAAAAAGTGGCCAGAATTATTATAACCCAATAGATCGGGAGTACCAGGAACAGCAAGGTTTTCAATTCTAATCCAAGATATTTGTCGTATATTTTTTTTAACTTCATGATAAAATTTTGTTTCTGATTTCACTATGACAGGCTAGTCAATCTTCTTCAAAACTTTACCCATATTCCAGGATTCTGCTTGCACCGTAAAGACAAGTCTATGTGATTCTCTAACTCCAATTAATTTATTTTCCATTAATTGTAAAGAGGTAATGTCATAAAACTTACCATCTGGTAGAGCAACTTGCACTCTAGCATTTTTAGACACTTCACCTTTAAGCATCTTATCTAAAATTTGTCGTAATAATATTCCATTCATAACTTTTTACCTGGCGCCCAGTATCCACTGTAAACAAAGAAACAGTTTCGTAAGCCGACGCCAGAACATAAACATATAACAATGTTTGATTTATATATCATGTTATGCTAAAAGGTCAACACTATGGGATTACCAAAAAAACTAACAGAACAACAAATAAAATTTGCTAACTTGCTTGTATGTGAGGAAGGTAGAAAAACTGCAACACAGTGTGCAATAGATGCAGGTTATTCAAAAGACTCAGCACGTCAACACGCAAGTATATTACAGAATCCAAAGAAGTATCCACTAGTAGTTAAATACATAGGTGAACTAAGAGAAGAATTACAGAAAAAATATGACGTAACTTTTGGTAGTCACATATCAGAGTTAGCTAAGTTAAGAGATGAGGCTAGAGTTAAGAAAGCCTGGTCAGCTGCGGTGAATGCAGAAGTTGCCCGAGGTAAAGCGGCTGGTCTATATATTGAGCAGAAGATAATACGGACTGGAAAACTAGAAGACTTAACAACAGAAGAACTAGAATCAAGAATGAAGCAGATAATGGAAGACTATTCTCCGATCCTAGAAGGCGTTGAAGTAGAAGAGTTGAAGAGCAAAGTAAAAGAAAAAGTCCAAAGATCTTCAAAAAGTAAAGATGCTCCATCAGATAAGAACCCTCTCCATCTTAAGAATGCAACCGATGGGGAAGACATTCCTGTCACTGAATAATTCATCGTTTATTTCATAACTAGCAAACGTTCTTACATTCTTAGAATCTTTATTAAACACGTAAGCATGTGTGACCATAATTGAAGGCATCATTCCTTGAAAGTCATGATGAACAGCGTGCCCCGCGTCTCCCGTGATGTCGGCCCATGTGATTTTGTAAAAGTAATATCTTTTGTTTTTTATAACAACGTTCTTGTATTTACTCTTTTTTAGTTTTCTCATAGTTTCTATAATAGTTTTTTACAGGATTTTTATTAAAATAAAAATGTGTAAAAAATGACTCTCGCGTTGGGAATTGTAACCTTATGTAACCTCAATGTAACCCAATTGTAACCACAATAAAGTCAATTAAATCAACACTAATAGTCAATTGTAACCTTGTAACCTCTCTTTGTAACAAATTTTAAAATTATTTTTTAAAAAATCCTGTAAAAAAGTATTATACATTTTTAAATTTATCCACTCTTCTTAACCATTCCCACGAAAATCGTTGAAATTCCTCATCTTTTACCTCAAACTTTTGAAAGTAATTGTCTTTAGTGCACATTAGAATGATTCCAGACTGAATATTTGTACCATAAACATAATTGTGAGCCATGGCGTATGCTGCCAGTTGCAAGAAGTAATCTGTAATCCACTCTCTTCTTTTAGGCTTGTTACTCTGTTTAAAGTCTATTATACTTTCGCGCCCATTATAGACCCCTGCCAAATCTGTAGCACCTGCATATAATTTTGGATAGTATACTGTAATTTCTGATCCCCATATTTCATCTAAATGATCCTTGATGCCTGACTCTATGATAGTTTGGGCCATTACCCCTGCCTCTATCCCCAAATCGCTAAAATCAGCATGGTTTTGGCCCAGCAAATAGCCTTCTAGAACCCTATGCATAATTGTGCCCCGATTAGCTGCTTCATTCATAATAAAGTCTGCCTTATTTTCGCCAACATTCTGCCTCCATTTAGACAAACTTGCCTTTTTTTCGTCAGATTGTGTAGCAGATAAAATAGTCGTGACACTAGGTAATTTTTCATCACCTACATCATAATGTCTTTGATCATTGACTAAAGACCTGATTGACTCAGGATAATCAAATCGTTTATTCCACTTCATTAGAGAGCCTGCTTCTCAGGTTCAAAAGATTTTAATACTTCAATCTTTTCTTGAGCGTCAGCTATACGTTGTACCTGTTTATCTAATTCATCAATAAACTGAGGATGCTCTCCAATTCCGACTGAATTAGTCAAGTATATATTTATCGTAGCATCTGCCTCTGCTATTTCTGCTTCGTATTTAGCCTGCAATGCGTCTATTAATGCTCTTTTCATCTTCCTCCTTTACAATTAACTCACCCTCAGATTTACAATGACTACATTGTTTTATTAATTGAATCACTGATTCTGAGTGCTCGTTGGTTCCTATTACCTTTATGTACCCATTCCCCCTGCACTTCGGACATATCTTTTTTTTCATATTTATCCTCTATTCTACCTAATGTTTTTTTAACTTTCGATCTTACTAAACTATGGTCCAGATCAGCATAATGACAAACTGTGGCGAAATCTTGATTGGGCTCTGTGACATAATCTACTTCTAGAGAACGTGTCCCATCATAAAAATCTTTAAACTGACATCTTCTTACAGTATCCTTAATAGCGTCTTCTATAGCCACTATTAAAACATTTCTCCACAAACTTTTATACGGATCTTTTCGTCTTGATGCAATAACATCAACTGTCTTTAATCCTTGAAATTCTGCCATTTAGTTTTCTCACTTCCTTGTTAATAATTATATCTAAAGCTTTTGCTCTAGACACTTTAGTCAAAGGCACAATCACCTTGCGAATCTTATCAAGTTTTTCACAAGAGTCATGTGACAATGCTACCGATTTGTATTTACTTATATCTGTCATTAATATAAACTCCTTTAGTTACTTTAGTAATTTTACAATATAGGATTTTTATATTTTTTTTCAAGTTGTGTCAATGAAATTTATTTTAGTTTTAATAATATGTTCAGGAATTAGCGGCGAGTGTTTAGATCCCCACCAATGGCCTAAAAAATACGATACAATGTACGAGTGTTTACAGGCAGGATATCACCATTCTTCAGCTAAACTAAAAGAAATGGGACCAGATAATGTCAATAAACTTCGTGCTCATATTAAATTTTACTGTCAAGAAATCACAGAAACTTAATTACTGCGGACGCCCTTGACGGTTGTATTTCTTACTTTGTCTTTTAGTATTTTTATTTAATTTTTTCGTGTGACGTCTAGGACGTTTACGAGGCTTAGGCCTTTCAACAAATGCTTTAAATTTCCTTGCCACCGTCTTTTAAAAATTTTTTCTCAGCTTCTGATAATGATAAATATCTTATTCTGCCGTTTATGTGTTGTCTAGTATCATGTCCACAGTTGGTGCATCTATAATATTCAGATACAATTGCTACCAAGATTGAATCCTCTCCACACTCTTCACAATGTCCATTTACTGTATCTATGTTGTTAAATAATTTATATTTATATTTCGTCATACTAAATTTGTTGCCTTTCCTATTACTGGTTTATATTTTGTTTTACCCTCTGATTTGAAAGCGTGTAAAAATTGTTTTCTTGGTTGATCAGTAGTATAGCTGCAGTGTATCCATCCACTGTTTGGTTCACCTGGTGTATAAAATTCTAATATCAATTGATCAAAATTTAGGTTTGAATAAATCCAATCAGCTAATTCTGCATTGTCTGTGCCCATACATTCAAAATCCGCCGCCTCTGCTTTTG